TGGTTATTCTTCTTTTAGGAGACGGAATGGAGGGTTTCTTAGTTATTAAAATTCCATAGTCAGTAAAGCTATTTTTACCACCAAAAGTAAAACTAAGCATCCTAAGCACCTCCTCTTCCCATTGCTACTCTCTGCCTATAAAATTCAAGTTCATAAGCAAGCTGTTCTATATCTTTGTCTATATTGTTAATGAAGTTTTCTATATGAAGTGTTAATCCGCTGCCACTTCCTCCTTTAGCCTTTTCAATTGCTTTTGCCATAAGATCATCCAACCTATCTATAGGAAACACAGCTTCAGTTCCTGCTTCACCAACACCAATAACACTTGGTCTATTAAAAATACCTCCACTTGCATACCAATTAACACCTAAATGTGGTACACTTGGAGGCTTTAAGCTAAACTCACCTTCAATACTGAAGTGTGGCAGTTTTATATGAGGAAATTTGATATCCAGCCTATCGAAAAATCCTTTTATTTTATCTATCTGTTCCTTAACAAAATTCACCGCTGCATTGATTGGAGTCATTATTGCAGATTTTATATTATTCCATACCGTTGTTGTGACTTCTAAAATACTGCTCCATACATTAGATACAGTATTTTTTATTCCATTAACCGTATTTGTAAAAATGCTTGTTACTCCGCTCCACATACTTGAAAAGAAACTTGAGATAGAGTTCCAAACAGATGTGGTGGTGTTCTTTATTCCATTCCATACGGCACTTAAAGCTGATTGTATAGAATTCCATACAGTACTTGTCACTGATTTTATGGTATTCCATGCTGTGGTCAAAGTAGAAACTATAGTATTAATTATAGGGGTAATAAAATTCACTATTGAGTTGCAGACTGTATTTATTATTGAAGAAACTTCATTAAATACCGTTGTTGTAACGGATTTTATAGTATTCCAAGCAACAGTTAAAACATTGACTATTCCCTGTATTATCGGATTTAGAAATGATACTATACCATTCCAAACTGTACTTAAAACCACGGATACAGCATTCCACACAGTGGTTGTTATCCTCTGAATAAGTTGCCAAGCCACACTTATCACAGCTGTAACTATATTTATATAAGTTTGAACAATAGATGAAATAATAGTCCAAGCACTGATAAAGATAGCTTTTATTACTTCCCATAGAAACGCAAATCCTGTCTTTACGCCTTCCCAGATAGTTTTAATAACATTTGCTATACCCTCAACTATTGGAAGTACCACAGCTTTTATTGATTCCCAAGTCGAAACTATTGCTGTTTTTATTGCAGTTACAGAATTACTAATGCTTGTAGTAAGAGCCTGCCATATTACACTTGCAGTATTTTTTATAGTATCCCAGTTTTTATACAAAAGAACTCCAACAGCAACAAGTCCAGCAATAACAGCTATCGCAATTCCAACTGGACCAGTTAATGCTGTAAATACAGCACCCAGTGCGGCTGAAGCACCTCCTGCTGCTGCAATGGCTCCTGAAACTGCACTTATAATAGAAGATAATGTTCCTATAATTGTGATAACTTTTCCTACTATTAAAATAACAGGACCAATTGCTGCTACAACCAAGCCTATCTTCACAATGTTTTCTTGCTGTTCCTTAGATAGTCCTTGAAACTTATCCATCAATGGTTTTATCACTGCCATAAGTTTCTCAAGTATAGGAATCAAAATTTGGCCAAATTGAATACCAATCTGTTCTGCCTGTTCTTTCATTATTCTGATCTTATTAGTTGGACTGTCCATAGTTCTTCCAAGGTCACCTTGAGCATTCTTGGTTGCTTCCATGATTGCCCCATACCTTGCTTGAACCTTTTGAGCCTCAGTTAATTCTGCACCTTGTTTTGCTATCCCATTGGTATAAGCATAAGTTTTTATTGTTGTATCATTAACCAATATTCCTAATGCCTTAAGAGGTTCTGCCTCCCCTGAAATACCTGACTTTAGCTTTTCAAAAGCCTCTTCTGGTTTCAAATTATAAAATGAAGCCATATCATAGGAAAGCTGTGTTAATCCTTCAGACATTTTTAAAGATTCCTGACCTGTAAGTCCCATACTTGTAAGCATTGAGTTATATGTAGCTACATTTTTTCTTACATTATAGGCGTTTAAACCTAAAGCCTTTGAGGTTTCTTCTGACCACTTTCTTGCATCTCCTGCCATTGAACCCATAGCCACTTCAAACAGATTTTCTGATTCAACTGCATCCATAGCCATTTTTGTAGCTGCAGTTCTAACTCCCAAAAGAGGTAAAGTAACAGCAGCAGAAAGTTTTGTTCCAACTGAGGACATTTTCTCTCCTACAGCTTTCATCTTTTCTCCTGCTTTATCCATACCTTCAGAAAGCTTATACCATGCTGAACTCTTAGTATTTAACTCAGTAGTAGTTTCTTTCAGTTCTCTTTGCATATTATTGAGTTCTGCTATTGCATAGTTTAACTTTATTTTTAAATTTTCTGTTGCCTTTGCATCAGCACCTTTTTTCTCTACACTTTCCTGAAAGCTTTTGTTTAAAGCTGCAACTTTATCCTTTTGAAGTTCTATTTGTTTGTTTAAGGTATCTGCTTTAAGTCTTAATCCATCAGTAGATTTACCAAAGTCCCCTAGTCTTGAACTAGCTGCTGCAAATTCACTTTGAACTACCTTTAAACCCCTTTGGATTTTTGCTACACCTTCTTGAAAGCCTCTATCATCAAGACCTACTCTTGCTACAACTGTACTTGCATCTGCTGCCATCACATCACCTCCCTAGAAAATAACATTATCTATATAATCAAGCTCCTCTTCTTCATCAATTCCATTAACTCTTTTGTATACATTGAAAAGTGCTTGTAATTTCTTAGGTGTACTTTTCCAAAATTGCTCCTCAGTCATTTTTAAAAGGTTTGTTCCTAAATAGAAAAGCCACTCCCAATCCCATCCTTCAGAATCAGTGTGGCTTTCTATTCCCCCATATTTTCAGTTACTTCTGGCATTGCTATTACCAATGCTTCATTAATAGCTGTACCTAATCTCTCCATATCATTTAAAGTAAGCATTTTTCCTACTTCTTTAAGAGTAACACTTTCATCTTCAGCTTTAATTGCTGAGTAAATCAGTGCTCTAATTGCCTTAATCTTTCTATTCTGTAAGTCTTCAAAGGCTTTATTAATATCACCATAGACCTCTTCTAACTCACAGAAAGTATTCATATCAAATTTCAACTCATATTCTTTGCTCTTAATTTTAAACTTTATTCCTTTATTTTTAAGTTCTGATGCTTTCAAATAGATCTCCTCCCTTCATTAAACACTTACTGGCTCATCAGGTACCGATGTAAACCATGAACTAATAATTGTTGTATCTACACCTTGTGCATCTTCATCACAAATAAATCTGTAGTTACCATCAGACTCCCTTGAGAAGAATTTCCCCTTAAGCTTTGCACTTTGAGCCTTTGGTTTTTCTGCCTCTGTGTCATATTCATCTGTAGCAAGTTCAAATTTACCTTTCAAGAGCCACACAAATCTATACTTACCACTATTCTTCTTTGATTTAAAACCTAAAGCTATAGTTGGTGGTATGTCATCCTTATTTTCTATAAGCACACCCTTCACCACTTTTGAACCCTGAAGCTTCGCCCTGCTCGTAAGTGATAATTGATTTACTTCAATTTCAACATCTACACCTTCAAAGGCAGTAATAATATCTTCCACTGCATCATCAGAATAAATATTATCTGAATTTGATTTTGGTGAAAGCTTTGCACTTATTGCTCTTTCAAGTTTTATTGGTGGATCATAGGTTGTTGCTGTAGCATCATCTGTTTTTAATATAGCAATATGAATATCTTTTAATCCTATTTGTCTAGCCATTTAAATCACTCCCCATTTCTTCTAAATAATAAAATTTAAGACCTTTATGATAGATTTTTGTATCTTCTTCATAAAGGTCTATTTCATTTAATCTTTTAAATCCTGTTTTAAGCAAAAGCTCTTTTACATTTTTAACTACATCTGTGTAATCAGCCTTTGACCAAATATCTACTTGAACATAATGTGCTGTTAAGCTTTCCTCATCATCCTCATATTCTTCTCCTGTAGCTAAATACTCATTAAAAGTAATATAGGTTTCAGCTTTTCCACTATACTTTTGAAAAGCTACTGGAATCTTGAGTGGTTTTAGGGTATCAATAATTATTTTATTTATCATTCCTCAAGTCCCCTTTTCAATTCTTCCATAATGGTTTGATTTATTTCTCTTTTATTTTCAAGCAAAGAGTTCTCAGCCCAATGCTGTGCTGGTATTTTACTTGTACCCCATTCTGTAAATTTACTATAGAAGAACTCTGAATTATCACCTTTATTAGGCCCAATTTTAATAAAATCCACACCATTTTCCTTTTTTATTTCTGATACCTTTATATTATCTGCCATGTGTTTTTTAGTTTCTGCAGACCTTGGTGCTTTTCTCTCCATGCTAGTCTTTACAAGTTCCCCTGCTTTATCTAACGCCTTCTTTTTAATAACTTCTCCCTTTGCTCCAAGCTTATTAACCTTATCAATAAGTTCAGCCATACCTTCAAGTTCAATACTAGCCACTGCTATCCACCTCCAATGCTTTTATTTCAAGATGCTTATTAGCATATTTCATGTTATCAATAGAAGTTATGTTGTACTGCTTATCCTTAAATAAAATTCGCATTGATGTATCTACACTTTCAATATTTCTTATTAGAAACTTCACAGTTTTTTCTGCTTGGATTGCTGCTGCTTGATAATATTCTCTCCCATTCAAATTCGAAGCTGATGCCCATACTGTTTTATAATCCTGCCAAACTTCAGTCTCAAAGCCATTTTCATTTACTACTGAAGTTAACCTTTGAAAAGTAATTCTATGCCTTAAATCTCCTATAGACATAACATCACCAACTTTCCCTTCGATAAGAAAACAAAAGTCTTGTCATTGTTTCAAGAACCTCTTTAACCTCAAAGTTCTCTCTCTTTTCATACATATTGGCTACGGCATAAAAAACTGCTTGCTTTACTGTTTCTGGCACTGTTGTAAATTCTGATATAGGATATCTTAGTATTCCTTCACATATTTCTTCTGCTGTAATTATAAAACTAGTGATGAGTGTATTTTCCTCATCACCATCAACTCTTAAATATAATTTAACTTCTTCCAGTGGAAGAACCATACACTCACCTCCAATACTTTATACTAAACTTTCATTTGTAACACTTTAATAGCTTCAGGAAGGATTAGCTTTCCATCAACCCTTTGTGTTGCTTTAAAGCCAACTTGTCCTGTTGCTGCATAAAGTTCATTTAATCTTTGGAATGATCTGCCTTGTCTATCAGCTACCCAATAGTAACTAAAATCTCCAAATGCAATTGTTTTAGCTGCTGACCCTAATGTTGGTACATATGCAGAAGTTTTTACTGGTCTATTTAAAATAGTATCTGGTTGTCCTGCTGTAACAGATGGCTGCCATATATACTGACCATTTCCATCTTTAAGCTTTCTAATAGCTTTAACAGTTGCATCATTCATAGTAAAAATAGCATTTTTTCTATATGGTGATTTTAAAGAATAGAATAAATCCATAATCTCATCTAAAGTAATAGCTGTAGCACTTGCTGCGGTAACTCCAAGTGCTGCTCCACCAGTAGCATTAAATATTCCAGTAGGCTTTCCAGTACCGTCACCTATAAAGAAAGCCTCTTCCTCTCTTGCACCAATTCTTCTAGCAAACTCTTTTGCAATATAACTCTCCAAATTAAAAACACTATCATTAAGAAGTTCCTCAGAAACCTTAATCATAGTGGCTAATTTGTATGCTCCTATAGATACTTGTCCAAATGAATCATCTGATTCTGGTATAACCCCTTCTTCATCAACCCAGGATGCTGTTCCTTTACCTGCAACCACAGGTATTTTCTTATCTCCTGAAGATGTAGTTATTACATTAGCAAGCTGCCTAAATATATTTTGTTCTTCTAAACTTTCAATTAGTATTTTTTCAAACTCATCTGGTGCAAGGAATCCACCTTCACTGTCAGTACCAATTTGCAAAGCATTTTGTACATCAAAGCTATTCTTATTCCTCATAGTCTTCCAGAATGCATTGTTGTACTCATTTGATGCTCTACCTGTTTTTTCTCCCCCAAGATTAGCATTAGGATTGTTCCTAATAGCACTAGAAGTTGCCTTTGAAAGTTCCAAATCTAGTGCTGCTTGTCTTTCTAATCTGTCTATTTCTTTTCCTAAGTTTACAACATCAGCTTCCATCTTTTCATAAGTAGATGTATCCTCCGCTGATAATAATCCATTGTCATTTCTCTTACTATCTAGGAAAGCCTTTGTACTGTCCCATAGTTTCGCCCTTTTTTCTCTAAGTTCTAATATTTTATTCATATACATTCCTCCAATTTAATTCTTTATAAGATTAAGTCTTGTTAATAATTGTTCATGAGGTGTTCCTTTCTCTGCTACAAGCTGTGTTTTCTGTGCCTTTGGTATTTTTCTTAATAAGGTATTAGTAACAGTTACCTTATCAAAGATAAAACCATCTGTAGCATTTTCCTCAGTATCCTCATATAAAACTTTATCTGCAAAACCAAGTTCTACTGCTTTTTTAGCACTAAACCAAGTTTCAGCATCCATCATTTTTGATATCTTAGATCGTTGAAGTCCTGTTTTTTGCTCATAAGCATTGATTATGCCTTCTTTAACCTCTGATAGCATATCAATTCCACTTTGTAAATCAGCCGCTTCACCAAAAATAACCGTAGATGGATTATGGATCATCATCATTGCAACTGGTGACATTAATATTTCATTTCCTGCCATAGCAATAACTGATGCTGCACTAGCTGCTATTCCATCAATCTTTACTGTTACTTTGCCTTTATACTCTTTTAACATGTTATAAATCTGACTTGCAGCAAATACATCTCCTCCTGGTGAATTAAGCCATACTGATATATC